CTAGATGGATCTAATAATGTAACTTCCGGTGATATTGACATTGCAAACGATATTACTGGAGTTTTGCCAATAGCTAATGGCGGTACAAATTCTTCCACTGCCCTAAATAACAATCGATTAATGTTAAGTTCCGGTGGCGCAATCGTTGAATCTGGTGCCCTTACAAATGGCCAAATCGCAATCGGATCTACAGGGCTTGCCCCGGTCATTGCCACCATATCCCCTACAACAAACCAGACAACTGTTACAAACGGTGCAGGGTCTATCACGGTTGGGACGGTTCAGGACATTGCTACCGGGTCGAGCCCGACATTTACGGGAATGACTGTTTCTGGTCTGGCAGCAAGTAGCGTTGTTCAAACTACTGCTGGAAGCGCCCTAACAACTGGAGCGGTGAATTTAACATCTCAAATCACGGGAATCCTACCCGTAGCAAATGGGGGTACTGGTCTTGATGCAAGCACTGTCACTGCTGGGCAAATTCTTATCGGAAATGATACAAATAACGATTTTGATCTTAGCACAATTACTGGAACGGCTAATCAGGTAGGTATTGCAAATGCTGATGGGTCAATCACACTTTCAACTCCCCAGGATATACACTCAGGCGCAACCCCAACATTTTCCGACCTTGTGTTATCATCATTTACAGAGGATTCCGTTTTATTTATCGGAGCCACTGGGGCGGTTAATGAGGATAATGCAAATTTTAATTGGGACGATCCTACTGACACTCTTAGCATTACTGGTATCTTCAATGCTGACAACCTACGTCTTGATGCTAATACTATCAGTTCTACCAATACCAATGGAAGTATTCTCCTAAATCCAGATGGGAATGGGGCCGTAGATATTAGAGATGGGGCTTCACTCTTATTCGAGAATACGGGAAATACTCAGCAAACAGGGATTAAGGCGCTGGCCGGACTTGCAGCGAGTTATACTATTACACTCCCGCCGGATGATGGCGCAGCTAACGAATGTCTTCAAACTGACGGCTCCGGCGTAACAGATTGGGGAAGTTGTGGGTCTTCCGGTAGCGCCTTAACAGTTACAACCGTTACGGCTTCCACCTATACAATACTAACAACTGACGACATTATTAAATGTGATGCTTCCTCCAATGATGTTGATTTAACCGTTTACTCTCCTAGCGGAAATAGCGGAAGAAGAATCAAGGTTATTAAAATTGATTCAAGTGCAAACCATTGTTCTATAGGAAATGCTTCCGCCGAAACTATAGATGGAGTAACCCAAGTATTCATATCGGGGCAGCATAAATCCTATGAAATCACAACGGATGGAACAAATTGGTTTAACATTGCTGCTAATTACAATCAAACTTGTGTCGTTAGTGACCGAAAAGGATCTGGAGCTGGTGGAACGTCTACAGCTCAAACAGTTCACACTAGAAATCTAAACAACACTCAAGGTGATTGTGATTTTTTAACTGTATCCAGCAACCAAATCAATTTAAATCATGCTGGAGTATATGAGATAAATGCTTCATGCCCCGCCTACAAAGCAGGAAACCACCAAATATTTTTATATGATGCCACTGGCACAAGTTACACATGGGAAGGAACCAGTGAATACGCCGACTCTACCAACGATGTACAAAATAGAAGTTTTATCAGGCGGGCTACAGCGGCTTTCCCTGGTGCTAGGGTGCTAGAGATTAGGCACTGGACGAACTTGGGACAAGCAACCAATGGGCTAGGCGTTGCTGCCGATGTTCACGCTTCTAACCCTACTGGGGCCGAAACCTACTGTATTGTAACGGTTAAAAGGATTATAGAAATATGAAATTACTAATTATTTTAGTTTTTCCACTTACTTTGTTGGCCCTAACCCCTGCCCAATGGGATGCAGAAATCTCCGCTATCAATGAAAGCACTGAACCTGGAGAAGTTGATATACGGGCATTTATGCACAAGTGCGGATATAGCAACCCCAATATGGAACTTTTTATCAAGAGCATGAGACAGACAGACGATACAGATAAGCTAGACTGTATGAAAGGAAAGGTTGCCGAGGTTACTAGCGATAGAAGCTCAAGTCAGACTAAGAAAGACGGCTTTCGAGATGACTGCATAGCGGTCAAGGATAATACTCAACTACCTGCTGCTTTAAGACGTATAATCCTGGGTATGTGCAAAAGGATTGATAAGAGGGTGCAATGAAATTGGAAATCGAAACCCAAAAGATTCTTAACAGTGTAATTATTGCGGGAATTGTTGGGAGCCTGACAGCTACAGCGGGCGCAATTTATGATTTCAGAGATTTAAAAAAGAAAGTTTTAAAGCATGATAACCAGATTTCAATTATGAGTATTTTGCAATGTAAGCAAGCTATAAAAAACAATATAGACGAAGCCCCAGAGCTTTGCGCTGAAATTATTAGCGGGCACCAAAAAAGAAAGGAAAGTCAATAATGGCATTACAACAATTATATCCATTCACAACCCCGGCAAACTACACCTATGATTCTAGCTTGGTCGAAATAGTCGGTGGAAAGGCGCAGCTAAAAGACCAGATTGATTCAGACGAAACGGCTTACAATAATTTTACAACTAAAGACTTGTTTCGAAATATCGCTGGGAGTGCTATCGGAACACTTGCTGGCTCAGCTGCCATTGTCGGCGGTTTATTAAATCTACCAAACGCCACAGCATCGTGGACATTCAACCCACAAAGTATGCTTGGTGCAGATCCGAATATTGGCTGCATCAGATTAAAAATCACTCCAAACTACAGCGGATCACCTGGAACTAATCAATATTTTTACGAGGAAAAGCAATCTGGTGGACAGAATAGAATTTGGATTTATCATAATACTTCTGGAAACCTAGCGGTAGAGTGGAGAAATAGCGCAGGGTCAGGAGAAGGTACACTATCAACTGCCTGGTCTCCAGTCAGTGGGACAACTTACGAAATTGAATTAAATTTTAACACGACCACCGGAACACAAAAGATCTATATTGATGGCGTACAACTTGGCGGGGACCATGGGGCAACCTTTACCCGCACAGCTACCGCAACACTTGGGATCATAGGAATTAGTTCAATTGTTCAAAATTTCGATGCCGATGACTTCCAAAGATTTTCTGCAATAAAACACACAGCAAATTTTGCCAGTGAAATTCCTAGATCTGTACCACAAACAACCTATGTCACGACTAACCCGACGGTTAAGCCTAACACTTCCGTTGCAGCTGATGCCTTAACGAGCTTAACGGAAACTGTTACCACACCTGGATCTGATACTGTGACCTATACTATTTCAGTAGCTGGCCAGGAGAAATATTGGGATGGAGCCGCTTGGGTGGATTCCAACGGAACTCTAGCGCAGACGAATAGCGCAGCCGATATTGCCGCAAATGCCGCAGCTTTAGATATTTCAAGTGGAGCGATTATCTTTCCTGTAGTTTATTTACACTCTGATGATGGAAGTACTACTCCAGACGTTGACGAGTTAACAATGTCATACGATCACTTCCAACCACAGGGAGCTTGTAATCAATGCATTGTGACCGGATATATCCTGGATAACTGCCAACCGATCTCAGGGGCAAAACTTACAATCACAAGTGACCCGGATAATCCATTTTTCACAAATGATAGCCTTCACTCAATAGCCGAGGAATTAACCACTAACGCAGCAGGATATTTCGAGTTTACGCTAGCGGAAACCGCCACTGCGAATTACAAGCTCGACGTTTTAGTTGAGTACACCGATTTAAGCGGTAATGCCCAAGCTAAGGAATTTAAAATAATCGTGCCAAATCAATCGACAGCGACCCTAGAGGATATTGTCGCGTAATAGGAGTAGATATGTTCACTAAAGCAGATAAATCAGATTATATTGACGATGAAGCGATGAATGTTAGCATTGTCGGTGCAAGCCTAGACCTAGATCAATACCTTCATTTAAGCGTTGTTAGCGTGGTTACGGCGGCGGCTGCACTAACAGGCAATCTAATATCGGAAAGCTCAAATGATGGCGTTACATGGGTCCAGAGGGATACTCAGGCGGTCGCTGCCAATGGGACATTCAGTTATGAAAAAGTTGACCATGAATATCGCTATTTTCGACACAGATGGGTGGCGACGGGCGGCAATGGCACATTAAATACTCATTTCTACGCTAAGGGAATGTAAAAATCGTGATACACTAGAGGCGAGGCTTTTCTTGTTTTCTGTTCTCTCTTGTTCTCTCGGGTCGCCCCTCTTCGGAGGGGCTTTTTTATCCCTTAATATTTGATTATTGATGGCCGTTGTCTATTGCGGTCCATGATGTCGTAGGTCGTAGGTCATTTACAAAAAAAAGCCCCATTCCTATGGGGCCAGACACTATTCAAGGATGGTCACGGATGATGACCTGTGTATGCTTGGAGACAGACACAAAATATTTATATCATAATTTCGGGATTTTTCAAAAAAAGGAGGGACTATTCCTGTAGTCCCGAGCTTACTTTCGTTACGCTTACTCATGATGAAACCATTATAACTAAACGAATTTAATATAGGAATCGTGATCTACTGCAGGGTCATTAAAATTACTAATGAGGTACCGGATCCTGTCATAAGTAGAAATAATGAGCTCTCGAGATAATGCGCCTCGGGGTCGTAGGTCGTACATTATTTCCAAACATCAAGAACAGTGCACAAACACCACGAAAAACGCGAAAAAAAGGCAAAAATAGAGGAAAAAGCGCAAAAACCTAGATAAGAACATAGCGTTATTCTAAACAACAATTACGAAATCCCCTATGAACAAAAGAATCGTGACAACTTTTAACGCGAATATAAAGTAAATAAATTTGATTGAGGATTTAGAAATTAGGCTGATTTAAGTTTTGACAAAAGTCTAGACCTAAACCAACCTAATAGTGCGTTGATAGTTTTAGGTTTATCACAGAATACACTCAACAACTATCAAAAATAAATTCAAACAGTACCAGAGAGGGGAAACCGATGCCCAAGCGTATGGCCAAAACTGGCGCATGCTGTACGTTTAAAGACCGGCTGGCTGACCTGCGATGAATGACGGGTATTAGACTGGGCATAGCTAAGTGTCCTTACTAGAATGTGTTAGCGGGTAGGTTTCGCCCTTACATAGTCCGAGAAGCTTACCGACAACCTCATCCAAAGTTCCGAAAAGGAATGACGGCATACACCGGCGAGATGAACGTGGAATAGGTGATCCCTGGAATTTTTTTAAGAAAGTTTCATAGATTATCTTTGGCTTCGCATACTCAAAATTCAAGGTATTGAAAATAAAATAAGGAGTTTCAAAGTGAGTAAGGAAAATGAAATGCTAGAATACATTACTAAACTAGCAACCGACGCAAATGAAGCTGGATACAAGGTATGCATTGGATTGATTTCAGGCACACAAAATAGAGTTTGCTTTGCGGGAATTACATCTGGTGAAGTTCTTTTTCTATTAGAGAAATTAAAAGATCTGGCCATGGGAAAAGTCTCACCGATTATTAAAACTAAAAAAGAAGATCTGGGGGAATTACATTGAAAGAAGGTGAAGAAAACAGAAAGGAAGTAAATTTCAAACGAAATACTAGAGCACTATCCAAAAAAGACAGAGCGCAAAGAGTTTGTTTATGTTGCAATAAAAAATTTGAGAGCTTTGGCATACAAAATCGATTGTGTTTTAACTGTAAAACTAAGGCTGAAAAAGACCCGATAGATTTTTAAGGAGGACATAAATGTTAAGTAATTATAAGAACCAGAGAGATTTTGCAGAGGATCTTTTCAAGGAATTTAGGCGAGAAAGAACTACGGAAATCGAGATATTTTTAAATAGGATGATTTCTCAAGGAGTTATCAAGTTTGAAGAGTGCGACGAGCCTCAATTATTGGAAATTGATGGAAAGGTTAAAATTCACTGCCCAATTGAGTTAACTTTTGATGCTGAGCCAGAAATGGAGAAGCTAAGGCAGGAAAATGCTAATCTGCGCCAAAGGCTTCAACAGGTATCTAATTATGTATCAGGAGCTTCGGATGCATATATTTTATAATTGTCTTGACATAAAAAACAGCCAAGGCTAGATTTCATTAAACACTAACCGAAACAGGAAGACGGTATGAATTATTTAAAAAATCACAAAGAAATTACAATTGGATCAACAACCTACAGCGTTAAAGGTCTAGTTAGCGAGTCAAAGGTTTGCGAAGTTTATTCGCTCACAGGACCACGAGGCGGAAGATATAGGCTTTATATCAGAAGTCGCAGCTACGGGCTCTACAGCTGGGCAAATAAGCCGGTAAAAGAAGGATTACTAAGTAGCCTGCTCCAAGATGAGAAAAATGAAGTGGAAGTATCAAAACAAGAAATATTTAGACAACGAGTCGAGTCATATTTGAAAGTTAATAATTACGAACTGGCCGGGGCAAATGTAGCGAGATGGGAAACGGAAGTTGGCGAGAAATTTAAAGCCGATCAAGTCCCAAAGGAGCTGGCTTGGAAACTTGCAGCGGTGACCATGACACAGAGTTATAAAAATATGAAGGTAAGGGCGTGAAGCACTTAAAATCCCCTCATTTAGTAAACCTGGAAAGGCACATAAATTCCAAACCAGGCGAGCCAGTAGAGTTAATAATGACTGAAGATTTCGGCACCATAGAGTCAATTAACCCATGCGAGAAAATTCCAATAAAAATTGAATCTGCTGGGATCTTAATTACAGGGGCATTATTAACCCTAGCGCTAGTTGTTGGATTGATTTATTTAGAAATTACAAAAAGAGATCCAAGGAAATTTCAGAAATGAAAACCCTAACATTAATAATGGCCCCCTGTAGTGTCGGGAAAATTAAAGTAGTTGAGGAAGTTTCTATTTATTGTCCAAACGACAAGATTTACTCAACGTATAGTAAGGATCTTGATGTGACATGGCTGGAGTTAGAAGTCCGTAAAGCCCGGCGAGAAGTGGAAGAATATAAAAAGCGGTACGAAAATATATTTCGGGGACTATGTTACTGGAAGTCCAAGGCGAGGAAAAATGAAACCATGTAAAAAATGCGGCTCAAACGTGGTGCTTCGAGAGCAGGGGCCAACTGGTGATACGAAGTGCTTAAATTGTGATTTCAAAACCAGTTCCATTGATTGGGACAGTGTTGGCCCTAATAAAGACGAGATAATCGCCAAGCTCAAATCTGTCGTTGAACACTACGCCGGGGAGCCGTTTAATACTAACGATATTTATTTGGATATTTTTGATCTATTTAAAGTTGAAAATAGTAGTGTCAGATCGTTTGATAGCGATAAATTTGCAGAGCGTGCCCAATCGACACTTAGAGAGCTTTTTCCCGGGGAGTATGAATGAATAAGTGGTATTTGGAGTATTGATATGGAAACAGTACACAGTAACCAGTCTACTATATACCTACGGAGATTTGAATGGATGATGAAGCGGTAAAGGAATTTGAGAAGTGGGCGACACATTCCCCGAGTCCCGGTATGGATTACAGCCTTGAGGGGCGTGGATGGCATGTTGGAGGAAACATGTGGAACCGCTGCAAGTTGAGTTAAGGAATTACAAAAGCGCTGCTGATGCAGAGGCGGGGTACGCCGATGATCTGTTTAAAAAACTACAGACAGTTAAACAACAACTAGCCGAGTATGAGCAGGCGCTTGAATCGATAAGTAAAAACACTTGTTGCGAACAATGCCAGGAGGCCAGACTTGTGGCCAATGAAGTCCTAGCTAAACACAAACCAGAGGCGGGTAATAATGGAAGTTGATTACAACATGGTGAAATTTGAGTGCCGAATATGCGGTAGAAAAAGCGTTAATAAACTTGTAGTTACACAATGTGAATCCATCCATGCAAAAAACTCAAAAATGAGCGTTGAGAAAATACTGGAAGAAAATGAGCTTTTATATGAAAAAAATAAGAAAGTTATCCAAGCGTTTAAAAAGAAATAAACCAGAGGCGGGTAGAGATGATACTTAATATTCCAGAGTGGGTTTTATGGATTATCGGACTAGGGTTAGGAATACCACTTTTTGTAGTGATTATATTTTTTGCTTATATCGGGTGGAAGTTTTGCACTGACTTTAGAATTAACTTTTAGGTTTAACGAATGAAAGACTATATAAAACAAAAAATGAAAACGTGCAAACACTACCTGTCGCCAATTCACCAGTCGGAATGCGCAAAAGGTATTAACTATTTAAACATTACAGGCGGAGAAAGGCGCGGGTATTTAAGAAAGCTACCTTGTGTAACTACTGGATTAAGTCGAGATCAGGTTTTGTGCGATAGTTTCACGCCATATACTGAAAACGAAGCTATTCACGAATACAATGAATTTCAAAAAATAATAAAGCAATTTGAGGCGGGTAGAGATGAGTGATATAGAAAAAATAAAAGACATAACAACTAGAGTTTTTGAAACATGCTATGAGCACTGGAAGATTTTAAATGCCTGCGGTAATCGCGGCGCTGTGAAGTGGTCAGAAAATGAAAGCGGAGCCATGGTCTTATACACAAGGGGTGAATACAAGAAGGCGATATTAAAGAATGTTTTTGAGCTGAACCACCCAAGACAAGACGATATTCAGTTATCAGACAAGCACTGGGTTAATACAAATAAATCCCTCCAATCCCAACTAGACCAAGCCAACGCAGAGATAGCGGAGCTTAAAGAGAAGCTTATCTTTGCTGAAAGCAGGCTATCTGAGATCAAGAAAAATGCTTCAAGTACAATTCTTGGGCCATCCGAAATTGATGATTGGATAACCATTGAGCACATCCACGAAATTGGCGCAAACAAAGGTTTTGCAGCCCAATCTGAAGTGGCAGACGAATACTTCGATAAGTACCCCGAGCGGGTAGAGGGGGAAGAGTGACCGATATAGTAGAGTCAAATGAAGAGTTTTTAATTAGGCGACTGAAGAAGCGAGAAGCTGAATTAGCGCAGGTTGAAAGCGACCTGAGAGATTATAGATCTGCTGCCGATGCGGAAGCCTCCTATGCAGATGACTTATTTAAAAAGCTACAGTCAGTTAAACAACAACTAGGCGAGGCGAATAAGGTTATAAGTTTTTATGGAGAAATAAATAATTGGTGGATGACTCAAAATCAAATACCCGCATTTTTTAATCAGATTGATAAATCAGACATCTCGATATCAAGCGGGTTTAATTGTGGTGGTTTCGTTGCTCGAGAGTACTGCACTAAATACAATATAACGGAGAGTGAAGAGTGAGCAAGTGGTTCGTTGTAGACATGGACGGGATTAATTTGTTTTATGGTAACGAATTCATTGAACTCCCTTATGATAACGAGATTTCGTATATGGATAATTTTCGTGCTGGGATAATGCTCGCTCGCACAATGAATGAAATAGAAAAAGATTTAACCGAGGGGGATGAGTGAGCGATAAAGATATGGGATACGAATGGGAGGAGCTTTGTGACAGTCAAGACTTTAATCATGGCGATAGGTTTGTTGAGTTGGATGATTATTTATTAATTAAATCTCAACTAAACGAGGCGAATAAGGTCGCGGTTTTTTATGGCAAGAAAAATAATTGGCAGGACAATGATTATTATAGGACGACTATTCATAATAGCGACTGGCGAAGTAGCGGTCCGATAAATGCTATCGGTGGTAAACGCGCCAGGTCTTACTGTAGGGAGTACAACATTAGGTTGGATTAAATCCAGGGTAAATAATAAAGGGGTGAGAATATGCCTTACGATCAAAAACTACACAGATATTTAAATAGAACCGTTGAGCATATTCACCGAGTTCAAAAAAATATGCTGTACTTGATTTCTGAATGCGCGGAAGAATTAAAATTAACAAGGGAACAGTGCCGAGGGGCCATGTGGAACGTAATGAATCACGATAGGTCCAAGTTCTCAGAAAAACAATTTGAACCCTATATTGAGCTTACAGCTTATTATGATGTTAAACGATATAATAAAGCTCACAAATATCCATCGGAAGAAATTGAAAAGCAAGTAGATGAGGCCGTACAAGATCACTATATGCAAGAGAATCATCACCCTGAAAAATATAAGGGTTTATTTTGTTGTTTCACTCACATAGAGTGCCTAGAGATTATTTGCGATCTACAGGCAATGGCCCAGGAATTCAATGAGGGAAGTTGTAGGGAATTCTTTATGGAGAAATGGAAGCCCAAGCATGGTAAATATTTCCAACCAGACGATGCTTGGTATTGGTCAAGTTTACCATTAATGGAAAAAGCTATCGAGTGCTTTGAGAGACAAGCAAAGGACAATCAATGACATTTGAAGAGTTAAGAGAGAATGGCGTGGCGGGGGAAACCTGGCTACACGGTAAAGGAAAATATAAATTTTTGTTTTTTGGTTTCAACTCATTAACACCAGAACTGGTTATATTTCTAGATGAAATTGGAAACGTCTATAACTACAGGGAAGATGGCATAAGAAACTGGACTATCAAGCAATCTAAGCCAGAGCGACTTTATTTGTGGGCGTATAAACATTTTGATTATTCCGCAAAGGGAGACTGGAGACTGGATTGCAGTATGCGTACGGCAGCGTCTGCTATAGCCCAGGGTGAGTGCAGGCAAATTAAGTGCGACCCAGAGACTAACGAAATTTATATAGAGGCGGGGGTGCCAAATGAATAAATCAAGAAGCAGAAAAATGGATCTTGTCGCAATACTTAATCATACAGTGCTATTGTGCGCGGATGAGCTTAATAGATTGCGCCCTAAAAAGAGTCGGGAAATTTCATTTATGAAGGCCGGTAAGATTTTAGGCATTCCTAGGAACGTAGGATTAGCGACCACGAAGCAGATTTCAGGATTTAATGGAAGCGCCAGGGAGGCGTTGAGAGTATTAAGAAAGCGGAACGTTTAATGGGTAGAAATAAGCTAAAAAAAACAGAGACAAAAAAGCGGCGAACTTATCGTTTATACGATTGGCAAGTTGAAATCCTGGAATATATGGGAGATTTAAAGCCGCAGCACGGCTTAGATCTTCTTATAAACTACTGTAATCAGGGTGGTTTAAAAAGGATGGATAAAATTAAAAATAATACTTGTCACGACAAATAAAAGGAGCTAAATTTAGTTATCAAAAACCGAAACAGGAAGACGGAAATGATCCACGATTGCAAAGAATTCAAAAGCTACCACAATTTAAACGTATTAAATCCTGATGTTATGAAAGAGCTTGATAACATTGAAATTGAAGGCATTAACACTAAAGATTACCCAGATTTTTGTGATGCCTACGTTCAATCAGCAAGCTGGACATGTCCCAATTGCGGCAAAGAAATAATGCTAACTGAAAAAGAACTTGAAGATCTAAGCGACGATCACAATTTCATGTGGGAGCAGATTCAACAGGTACTTTACTAATGAATAATGGTTGGGTGGTAACTAGATCAGGCAAGACAAAGCTAGTCTTTTGCCACCCTAGAAATAATCCTAAATTTAAAATTAAAAAGTGTTTCTTGTGTGAAACGCAATTGCATGGAATCCCCCATTATAAAATGCAAAGGGGACAAAAAGTAATAACTAGATTTTGCCGGGATTGCCTGGACGTGAGGTGTGAATGAAAGGACAAGTAAAAACCACGCTGTACAAAATAACCGATGACATCCAGGCGCTTGATGGCTGCTTGGACGGTGAAGAAAAAGAGGAAGCCGTTGTATACATCACCAAGCTACTAGAGGACAAGATTGACGGTATAGTCGGCTATAATAGATATTTAAACGACACCATGGAATCCATTACTAAACGAGTGGATGAATTAAATAACTTAAAAAAATCAATCAATAACAAGCAGCAAAATTTCGCGGAATACATAACCTATTGTCTAGACAAAGTAGGTATAGATGAGGCGGTGGGAGATCTTGAAAGGATCGTAATCCCCAAAGCTAAAAAAGTTGTAGAGGTTACAAATCCCGATAAAATACCCATGCAGTTTGTAACCGTGGAGCGAAATATTAAAGTCAATAAAGCCGAGCTTAAAAAGCATCTGTCCATGGGCTATTTAGTAAAGGGAGCCTGCCTGGTAGACGGAAAAAGAGGCGCGCAATTTAAACCCATTAAAGCCGGACAATCTAAGAAATTGACAGATAAATCAAAAGAGGTAGAGTAACTAAACATAAACCCGAAACAGGAAGACGGACATGACAGCATTAATTTCACCAAATGTAGAAAAAATTAAATCATTTTTAAGTACCGGAGATGATGTTAAGCGAACGCTTGACGATAATTTCCTGCAATTAGTAGTACAACAAAACCCAGATTTAGGATTGCGCCACATAATTGATTACGTTCAAAAAGTTCAATTAACTGGTGCTGACCCACGACTTGGGCAAGCCTTTTTAATTACTAGGAATAAAAAAGTAAATGAAGGCGGGCGCGACAAGTGGGTAAAAGTGGGTTGTACGGTTTTTTCGTATCATTTCTTTTTAAGCCGAGCCGAACAAAGTGGAAAACTGAAGAGTGTAAGGGTGGAGGTTGGACCGAAGGACTGTTTTGATCCATTTACAGGCGAAGAGAGAAAAGAATTGTGCGCTACTGCCTTCGTAGAGCGAACAGACCGTGCGACCCCCTTTGTTTTTGAGGCGTGGTTTAAGGAATTCGTTGACCATAAAAGCCCAATCTGGAAAGGAAAGCCGTATACAATGATTAGGAAATGCGCCCTAGCAAACTGCTTGAGAGTGGCATTTCCAAACGCTTTAACTGGAATGTACATAGAGGAAGAATTTAATGAGAACATGGACAAAGAAATACAACTTGAACAATTCGATTCTGACATTGAAACCAATACGAAAATTAATCAAAAAGCTTTGGAATGCTCCAAGGAAAAAACTGAGAAGATTAATATATTTATGAATAAATTTGACAGCTACTTCTCAGGAAAACCAATCGATCAGAAAGTCAGCATGTTTCACCAAATTACCGCATTAGACGACACAAGCAAACTAAGGGGGTCTTCCGTGTCTCAAATTGATAGTTATATAGATAATCTAGAGGATTTCATTGGCAAGGAAACGGCAAAGGAAATTGAGGCAGTAAAAAAACACGTCCATCCACAGCCAAAGCCGACTCCGAAACCAGAACCCAAAAAGGAAGAGCCAGCAAAACCAGCACCAGAACCAAAGCAGCAACATAAAGGGGCCGGTGATGTTTCCTTTAAGCTTGGGGGGAAATAATGCTTGTAAAGACCATTAAAAAAGGCGAGCACCTAAAAATCGGTGGCGCGATTATCACGGTTAAGAAAATGGGGGGAGGATTTGTTAAACTAGCAATTGATGCCCCTAAGGCCGTAGAAATTAAAACAGTTAAAAGCGCAGTCAGACGAACGTCGAAAAGGTTATCTAGCCTTGTGGCCGGACTGCATGGGAATAAGGCGAAATGAATATTGTAATCGGTATTTTTTTGATTTTATTATTTATTATTTTTATGAACCTAGTTTTTAGGTAAGGGCGGATTTATGGATAATTATGAACCAATAGGTTTATTGCTTAGTGGTGTGGTTGTGGGAGCTGTATTAATGATTTTATTTACGGCCACACATTTTGAACCACAAGCCAGAATCAAAGGTGGAAACGTGTTGATTTTTGATAACGAAAGCTTTCAATGTAAAATGGTTAACAGTTTACTGGGGGAGAAATGAACGCAAGACAAGCAAAGAGAATTAGACGGTTTACATGTCCCGAAAAACTAAAAAAACGCCAGTACAATGTTTATAGTAATGGTGTGATTGTTTGTTCTTCCCCAGGAAGGATTCGATATCAGGCCGAAAAGAAATTGTTTAAAAGATTTCCCCAGTCGGCAAAGCCAACTCGCCATCCTTAACTAATAACAAATTAATAAAATGGTGATCCCAGGTAATTGTCGCAAATGTAGCTCCTTGGCTCCAATTGTGGCTTTTACCTTCTAAGTAACTCGGCTGAGTTTCTGGGTCAATCCCACATAGGCACGGGTTATTGTAGCAAATTATCGTATGTTCAAGATTTTTAAACGATTTCATACCAGCTTCGTGAGTATGTCCAAAGATGACAGCGCCACCGCCACCAACAGAATCCAGGTAATGTTTCTTTATTGGATTTTGTCCACAATATTGCCCGTGGGTCCAGTATAGCTTAGGGCTTTTATGAGTCGTTATTCTAAACCAGTCATTGTAATCTATTATTTTAATCTTACGTTTTTCAGCTTCCGCTATGTCAGGCATGGCGAAATTATGAAGGAGTGAATGCGGGATATGCGGAAGAAAATAACTTCTAGTCAGCCTTTCCTCGTGATTCCCTAGCGCAAAAACGATATATTCGTCATTTATAACCAACTTTCTAATACGCTGGTAAAATTCATCGAACCAGATTTTTTCCTTAGTCGCTTCCTCAATAAAATAATCCCAATCTTTAGATTTCATCGCCTTTTGGAAAATAGGATCTTTGGAATAAAGAAAGCTAATGTCTAATATATCTCCCAGTAAAATGATTCTGCGCTCTCGAATTGGCACAAACTGGAACGCCTGGAAAATTTTTTCCATCGCAACAGGGTCGCATTTCAAGCTATGTAAATCAGATATAGTTAAATAGGTGATCTTCTCGTTTTTTCCCGGCGTGGGTAGGTCATAAATTTTTGCCATGCCTAATCGTCTCACAAATATCTAGAATCTCAAAATAATGCAGTTAAACTAAAAAAGTCGGTTGAATGGATATGATTGTGCTTCATAATTATAGGATGAAGCTTTTGAGTTTTCCATATCACGGCGACCCTATCTTAAATCGAATCCAGAACTTGAAAAAATATATCCAGGCTGATGAAACTGGGGAATACCTTGACGATCTCCTTCTAATTGTAGAAGAATTTTGTAAAGAATTCCCAGCCGAAGAGTTCCCCGAAATAGCTAAGCTTGAGACAAAAGTCGGCGAAGCGCGTTTCTGGCTAAATGAACACTTCGAAACACCAGATTTGGAGGACGTATGTCAAGAGAGTTTGAACGACTTAGAGAACTGACCCACCTAGGAAACCACAAAATTTTACACCTAAAAGCGGAGCTTCCCAAAAAAGAATTCCTAGAGCTTCACGACGAAAAAGCGGTAGTGCTAAACCACCGAAGAAAAAGCGTGACTCTTAGGCTAAAAACAGAAGAGTTTCCACAGGGATGTACTCAGGAAGAAGTTGATTTTCTTTCGGTTGCATTAACCGAAGGAGCTGCTGAAGTTATGGGCGAAGATGTTGCTGAAGATGATTCAACAGAGGAATCTAGCGAAGATTCTTCCGAAGATGAAACTGAACCAGTTGAAGACGCAAGTCCTATGTAGAATAATACCCCTCGAAAGAGGGGTTATTTCATTACTTTGGGGAATAGCTTGAATCTCTCAAAGCATTCTAGATCCCCATACTTACAAAAATTTATTTTAACCTTGCAAGTTTTCCAGAAAATAGCTTTTTTCTTGCACCAAGTTTCTGAATTACACCAGCCTTTGCGATGCAATTCTTCTCCATCACGCTCTCTGCTGCAATGTCTCCAGCTTTTCCGCTCTAAGCTCACGCCCATAAACTTGTAAGAACTGGCGCAACTCATCATTGGCAAGAGTAAGGTCATCATCAGAATAATGCGGATAAATTTTATTTTGAGCATCTTGTAGCCTCTCTAAAGTTTTTTTGTATTTCTTATGCAATTTATGCTTTCTTTCATCTCTAAATATTTTCATCCCCTCCAGAACTATCATTGCGATTGTTTCTATGGGAATCCCAACGGGTAATGACATAATTAAAACCTTTTTTAAATTGATTCAGTAGATATTTCAGGCCAGTAAACGCCGCGGGTAATAGGGATAGGATACGGAGGATATTCCATACCCTTCCCCACACGGCCTAAGCCTTTTTTGCTTTGAGCGCCTCAACGACAGCAAAGCCAAGACCAACGCACGAACTTACTAGTTGCTGCACTTCAAGCCAGTCAAGATCTTTTAATTCTTTGACAGCTACGTCAGCGCCAACAACCGCCTCTTTTAATGGCTCAACATTTTTTAATAGTACCGCAACGTCATTAACGTCCAGTCCATCCTTTGAAGCGTTAATCACATCTACCGCCAATGTCTGGACAGCGCTAACAACTTCTAATGTTTCCTTTAGGCCTAGTTTCTCACTTTCTTCTGGCATAATTCCTCCCTTGGAATGTTAAATATTTTGAAGCTTACCAGGGCGGCATTGCATGTGGAAATGCTCAGCTCCCCCTTTTACTGAATGTAAGATTATAGCGCGGGCTTTCCCGTCGCTTTTGGATCTAGCGGCGGTGCCTTTGAATTTCTTATTTATTAAATGAACTATTCGTTGCTTGTGAAAATCTGACCACCCCCTAGACCTAGCGTCTACCCCACGGCCTTCTGAGTGGGTTTTGCTAATCCTTCCAAGGGCATGACCTGTAATGCTCGTAAAAACGCAAGGAAGCTTGTGAGCATCACAATAACCAATAAAAAATCCAATGATGGGATACATAAAAGGGTGAAGGCTCAAAATTTCCTCGGCTTTTACTCCATCTTTTAGTTCGGCAGGCATGATGGGATTATAAACGCAAAAGCCAAATGGGGGCAAACTATTGCACTGTGTAACTAGTTGATAATTTGAACACGTTGAAAAATTCATAGAAATAAGCGAAGATTAAATAGCTAATATGCAAAAAAATCGCCAAGGATTCAAATATGCCCACCACAGTTTCAGGTTATGACAACTCCATGAAAAGGAAGAAAAACCGAAAAATGGTTAGTGATGCCCTAAAAAAGAAGATGAAAGAGGAAAAATTTGAATCAGATTTCGCAATTAAGGGACCAAAATCAGAGCCCAAGCGAGAGCCAATGACTCCGGCCATGCGTCCAAGCATGGTAGATAAACCGGAATTTCCCCAAGATATGTCACAAGAACAGCGGCGCAGGAAAACATTGAAATTTTTTAAGCGTAAATTTGAGCAGGACAAAACACCTGAGAATAGAAAAGCTCTACAAGAAGCTTTGAAATCATATAAAATGTTAAAAAGTAGAAAAAAATAGTCTAACCAATTAGTGAAGATGGGCAGGCGATGAGTGAAGAAACGCCGACAAATTTTGTCGAAAAGTGGCAGGGTGAACCGAAATTTATAAAAGGTGGAAGGGGCAAACCTTTCAAAGTCACTCCGCACGACCTAAAGTTAATCAGATTCATGTACAAGCAGGGATTCACCGATAGGGAGATTGCCAAAGAGCTGGAAATTCACCAGACTTCATTGAAGCGTTTCGTAATGGCGCATGATGAACTTCGGGAAGAGATTAGAGTTTGGAAGCAGGCGGCGACCGACCGAGTGGAAGCAGCTGTATATAAGAGCGCATTGGGATTTCATGAAGTTGAGCAAAAGCCAATGGTGGTGAAGGTTGATAAATTCCAAGAAGAAATTCAAATTGTTGAATATGAGAGATACCACCCCCCTAACGTAAACGCCGGAAGATTCTGGCTGAAAAATAAGCGTGGGAAAGATTGGAAAGACACCAAGACAATTGAAGTCGGCAAGATTGAAAAAATGAGTGACCAAGATCTGGAAGCGGAAGCAAAAAAATTCTTACTAGAGGAAGCGAATGAAGAAATGGATCATTAGAAAAATGCAAACAGATGACATTGAGTTTGTCACCTCTACCTGGCTAAACCATTATAGGCATTCTAAATTTGCTGAATTCATAGGCGATAAAGTCTACTTTTCAAACCATAATAATTTAATTTTAAGCTGCTTAAACAATTGCCAATGTATCCTTGCGGTTGACCCAGAGGTTCCAACCTTGATCCTGGGGTATGCAGTCTTTCAAATATTTCCAGATGATGAAACAAGACCGGATATATTACACTGGATTTACACAAAAAATATATTTAGAGACAGTGGCGTTGCTGGTTCCTTGATTGATGAAATGAGAGAGCGCAACCAAGGCAAGAAAATTATTGTCACCACCCATTACTGCAAAAAGAAAAGCCTTAATCAGTTAATGGCAGTGTTATCAGATTATGAAAACGTATTTTTTAACCCGTATATATTTTTAACAGCAGATTTCTAGGAGAAACCATGCAAACAACACAAAGAACACCTGGCAATGCCAAGCCAAAAGGAATTGTGCAGATTGACGACGTAGCAGAACAGCAACGGCTTCAACAGGAAAAAGACCAAAGAATGAAAGCCTTGAAAGAAAAGCTAGGCAATAACGAAGAAGCTCCAAACCCAAAAGTTGGCGGAATGGTCGGGGAAGAAGCCACGGACGCAATGAAGCTAATGCCAAAGCAAGGCGTGGCAAAAGTTGGTGCCCATGGTGGACGATACAAGGGTGGACTGCGAGAGCCAGCGAAAAGCCCAGAAATCAAACATAAATGTATTTTGCTAGATGAAGTAATGTTTAACGAAGCTATTCAAATTCACTCTAGAAGCGTGAACACCATTAGTCGGGAATCTCTAGTTTTAAATGATCTTAAAATAGAATTTTTCCCAGTCATTGGCATGATTCGTCTTTCTGAACCACATTGGGCCTATGATTATTATCATGGTCTTTCAAACGTAAAACACATGAAGGCGTATAAGCCGGACGTTGATAAAACCAACGATCAGAAAATAAGACTGGATGGGTGAGGAATATAAAAGGGCAATCTTAGAGGAATATTACCGCCGACAATTAGACAAACATAATATGTCGGATAGGTTCGGAAAATTAAGATGCCCACACTTCACCAAGCAAAATGAAGTCTTAGATGCTCGTCAGCACCGATATAAGGCCATAAATTGCACCAGGAGAAGCGGCAAGTCTCAAGGAGAGGTAATAGACCACCTTGAGATTATGTCGGAATTTCCTGGGAGCCGTAATTTATATATGGGGCTAACCCTGGATTCTGTCAGGGAGATCACCTGGGATATTTGGCAGGGGCTTAGCGATAAATACGAGCTAGGGTTAAAAACCCTGGATAAAAAAATTGTGATAGCTCCTAACGGCTCTAAATGCCGCTTATTTGGCGTTGATTCCGGCGAGCGGGAAATGCGCAAGGTTCTAGGTCAAAAGATCCGTAAAGTCTCAATAGACGAGGCAGGATCGATCACAATCAACATGGCCAGGCTTTGCTATCAAATGATTGGCCCTGCACTGATTGACCTGCGCCCCAATACCTGGCTTTCCCTTCTTGGCACATGTGAAAATATACCAAATACATTTTTCCAAAAAGTAGTTGATGGGGTCGAAAGAGGCGCTGACTGGAAGGTTTTTAAATGGTCAGCCCATGAAAATCCATTTATGGCCAAGCAGTGGGCTCAAGAAATTGATGAGATGACCAAGCAGAATCCGCTAGTCGTAGAAGCCAGTTGGTTTAAAACTCACTATTTAAATCAATGGGTTACAGATGATGATTTGCAAATTATCCTACTTCCCGAAGATATGTATTTCGATAACCTGGCTGGCTGGCAACCGGAAAACACTGTTTTAGGCGTTGACTTGGGATATAATGACGATTGTAGTTATTCTATCGTTGGGCACAGGTTTAATGAAGATTTTGCAATTATTATGCAATCATTCAAGGAGTCTCAACAGGATTTAACAGATGTTGCCAATACAATACGAAATCTTCAGCGAAAATATAGCATAAATAAAATTATTGTAGATGGGGCGAACAAACAAGGTGTGGAAGAAATTAAAAACCGTCATAGAATTCCATTAGAGTCAGCGGAAAAATCAGATAAAGCCACATATTTAAGGCTTCTGAGGGATGATATTGTTACTGGTCATGTAAAGGCGTTAAAACCTGAGTGTGGCGAGCTAATCACGGAATGGAGCTCATTAATATGGAAGGACGAAAATAAGCAGAAAGAGGACGACAGATGTCAAAATCACGCCTCAGATTCCACTCTTTATGCATGGCGAGCTTTAAGGCATTATTTATATGATCCACCAGAGCAACGAACCGATCCCAACTCGGATCAATTTATGAAAGAGTTAGAGCGAAAAGAAGCCGAGCAAATGCGGCAACAAATTGAAGAAGAAAATTTTATGAGACTAATAGCAATGAAAAACCGATTCGATATTCAAAGGAGAATGGCTGCATGACAACTCAACAGAGAATGGAAGCCGTGGCACAGAAAGCATTGGAATTAAATTTATCTGTTTTCCACGTTAAAGATGGGGATTTTGAAATGCAGGGGCAATTTACTGCTATGGCATTTAAAGGAAGATTGAATCCAGACCTATTTGACGAGCCAGTCGATTCTTTCCAGGATTTAACTGAAGAACAAAAAGAAGAGTTTCGTAAAAAAGAAGAAGAAAAATTAATGTTTCACTCGTCTGATATGTAGGAGTAATAATGCAAAGTTCATACAAAAAAGGGAATTTTTGGTGGGAAGCAAGCAAGGAAGAATTGCCGGAAAAGGTGTTTGGCCACGCAAGAATGTTAAGAAACAAACAGGGCGCAACCGTCGAAGGAAATATGCGACACCTTCGCCTATATGGAAACGCCAATATTTTAGGAATGCGAAACGATCCACTAAGCGGGACGGGATCAGTCGAGAAGTTAACCTTAAACGTGATCCAGTCAGCTTGCGACACTGCCCAGGCGAGGATTGCGAAGAATAAGGTTAAGCCAAGATTTCTTACAAGTGGTGGTGATTATCGACTAGAGAGACGAGCTAAAAAATTAGAAAAATATATATCCGGCGTTTATTATAATCAAAAAATTTACGAAAAAGCTCCAAAGGCATTTCTAGAGGGATCTATTTTTGGAACTGGATCAATTAATATTTTCCCCAATACTTATAAAAAGCAAATTGAAGTGGAGAACGTTTTCGCCCAGGAATTAGTCACGGATGAAGATGAGGCTTTTTATGGAAACCCTCAGCAATGGCACAGAACTAAATATGTAAGCCGTGACAAGATGGCGCATTTATACCCTAAGTTTCAAAATGAAATATATAATGCCAAATCTGAAATCGAAGAAGAACTTCTAGTTGATGCTTATGCCGCCGATTTAATCAAAGTTGTGGAAAGCCATCACCTATCTGGCACCCTTGACGGAAAGGGCGGAAGGCACTGTATGTGCATTTCGGAAAAAGCGCTAATTGATGAGGAATGGAATAAGACTTGGTTCCCATACGAGCATTTTAATTATGCTGACCGAATCGCCGGTTTCTGGGGTCGAGGCATTGCAGAAGTTTTAACTGGTATTCAAATTGAAATAAATAAGCTTTTGCGAACTATTCAACTATCAATGCACCTTGGATCTATTCCAAAGGTTTTTATTGAGGCTGGATCTAAAATTGTAAGCTCTCACATTAATAATGAAATTGGTGGGATTATTAAATATCTTGGGACTAGACCTGAGATGAGCACCTTAATGCAAGTCCCACAAGATTTATTTCTACAGCTCGAAAACTTATATACAAAGGCTTTTGAACAAGTCGGTCTTAACTTGTTAAGCGCCACTGG